ACCGCCTACCAGATTACCTCCAGTTGTAGTACCGTCACCAACATATAACAACTTTTGGTCAGTAGTGTAAATCAATTCACCTGCAAGAGGTTTAGCTGGGTTACCCACGCCTCCATCCATCGTTTGTCTTTGGGTTTCTGTGCCTCTTCTAACTTGTACTTGAATGCTCATAATGTTTGTTTATACTATTTGTCCGTAAGTGTAAGTAGCTGATACAGGGTCTCCTATGACGCTGCCCCAATCATACTCGGTTGGAATATCTGTTTTAACTTTATATCCCCGCTCGATAACAAGGATTTCTGAAAGATTAGGTGGAGGTGTATTGAACCGTATCTCATCTGCTCCCCCTACAATCGTGTAGTCGTCTGGGTCTTGTACTGAGCCGTTTATTGTTACTAAGATAGCAGACGAAGATACAGCGTTTGTAGTGAATGTTAAAGAGAAATCTGTCTCAACACCATCCCCTGTAAATTTATTAAAGTCAGGAGTTAACCCCGTACCGGTAATAGAAGTTGATACAGTCTGATCTACATATGTCTTAGTGGTTGCATCGTCCGCAGAAGTAGGAGCACCTAAACCAGTGACCTTGTTCCCGCCCATTGCAAGAGCACCTGACATCGTATCACCAGCTTTATTAACCTTCAGTGCGTCTCCATTAATCCGAGCAGTTTCTTCAGTGTCTATTTCTGTATCTACATAGTTCTTAGTAGCTGCGTCTTGTGGGTCTACAGGGTCTGCTACATCTTTTATCTTTTGATTCTTGGCAGTAAAGTCCTGACTACCTTCTTTACGCTGCAAAGACGCATCATTTAACTCACTGATCTCTTCGCTTAAGTAACGGTTGTGCAAGTACGCTCTATCCAGTTCACTCTCAGTAAGTACTGAACCGTTAACAAAGTCTACAAGGTCTGTACCAGGCTGGCTCTTTCTTCTTACTCGGACGATCTGTCCAGCTGTAGCACCTGGCGGGTTTAAGCGTACTAACTTATCACCGTTTGATTCAACAATAACAGAGTAGGAGCTTGGGTTTTGTGCAACTCCGTTGATCTCCACCGTAACATGTTCATCTTCAAGATACGGAAAGTTAAAAGCAAAGTCTGTTTGTCCGGCTGTTGCGGTGTAATCTACATAGGTGGTTGCCATGATAATATATTATTAACTATTGAGTTAGGAGTTCAAGCACATCTTGTTGAGAGCCTTGTCTTTTAGCTAGTTTTACTTGAGCTTGTTGTTGTAATAATTCAGGGAACTCTTGCAGCATTTGCATCTTAGCTTTAGCTCTATATCTTCCCATTATTCTTTGTATGTACTCAACACGAGGGCTAGGTAATCCACTGTATGAATTTGGGTCTAACGCTTGATAGCGAGAGTCAGCAAACAATTTCTTGAACGCTTGTCTCATAGTAAAACCGTTTATGGTAACTTCAGCATGTAGCTCTAACCAACGATCATAAGCACTTCTTCCGTTAGCTTGTTCGTAATCAAGTAAATCAATAACACCCTCTAGTTTAGTACTAGGAGCTGAGAATCCATGACCTACTTTAGCCATCTCTAAAATAACATCATCATTACTAGCTGACCCCCACATAACAGGATTCAAAGGATTGATAATACCAGCAGCCCCTTCAAAAAACTCTTGTACTACAGGTTCACCTAATGGGTTGCGTTTTAAATCTAATGTAGTTCCTGGTATTCTTTTAAGCACTACATCTGCAAGTGTCCTGGCTTCTTCTAACTGTTGATCTCCTGTAATAGATTGACCTTGATTAAATATGTTTGGAATAAAACCACCTATAACAGTACCTGCGTACTTACCTGCTGTAGTGGACTCGGGGTCAAATATAGCTTTGAAGAAGTTATCAATACCCGCTAAGTAAGACTTGTTAGTAGCATTCCTAGTTAGAGCTAGAGTCATCGAAGAAGCTAATTTCATTAACACATTATCATCGATGCTGTGCATCTTACCGTCTTCCATCAAGTCAGCAGTATCTGCATACATACCAATCATAGTAGCGATAGGATCGAGACGACCGTAGCTTACCCACTTATCTCCAATCTTTATGCTATACGGAACATTACCAGCAGCTTCCCATATCTTTCTCTGCTTAAAGTCTTTAGGTCCTTGCCCGTTGATTCTGTCTTTAAAGTTAAACACAGCAACCATCATAGCTCCATTCAACAAAGCACTAAATGCTAACTTACCTTTTACTTCTGCTCTCTTTAAATGGTCAGGTGTGCCGTCTGCTTTTACAGCGTTTAATTGCTCAAGTATAGATGTCTTAGCATCTTCTGTAGCTGGCATACCGCCTTTTCTTAAACGCTCTAATCTAGCTTTGTACTCAGGAGCAATAAGTGGTAGCTTTTCTTTCAGCTTATCAAAAGCTAACATCTCCCAAGCACCTAACCTACTAAATGAGAACTTAAGAATGTTTGTCGGGGTTCTAATGAACGGAGCAACAATGAAACCACCTGGAAAACGACTAACAAACTTTTGTAATAGCTGCATGTTTTTACCAAGCTCAGTAGAGAAAGTTATCTCATCAGCAGATGCTAAGTTAGGCTCAACAAAATCTCTAGTCAAAGCATCTAAAGCTTGAAAGTCAGTGCTAGATTCATCAACTAAACCTAAGCGTCTTGAACGCTCTGCTGTTTCCTTTTTAGCTTGTTCTACATATTCGTATATTGCTTTTTCCCTATCTGATGGTGCATCAAACTTCTGATCTTTTACAGATGCTTGAGCTTCCTTAATTAGGTTAGCTTCAGAAAAGTTTCTGTTAGAACGAGTTAACAAAGCTTGCATTGCATCAGCTGTATACTCTGCTATCTTCTCTGGGTCTTGTATACCTAAGTCCATTGCTTTAATACGCAACATAGTTTCAGCACGAGTCCGGTACTCATTAAACTTGTACATCTGATCCCAAGCTTGATTGGTTCTGTTTGGTAATCGTACAGCAGCCCCCGCCCAATCAATAGCTGTTTTTACACCATCCGATAATTCAGTATCTAATACTTGTCCGACATTCTTACCTGTTATAGAACCTATACTATCTTCAGTTTGTTCAACAAAAGCTGACCTAGCATCTCCGATATAATAGTCCCCACTCTTCCAAGCGTTAAGCATGAATCGGACTAAACTTGTTAATTGGAAGTTTTTAGAACTAGCGTGTATTATAGCTTTCCTTGTCGCTGGGTCAGCACTCATCCAACCGCCTACATATCTCTCAAACTGCTTAACAGATGTAGACATAAAACCACCACTAGCATTAACTGTAATAGTACGAGGACCCATCATAAGTGCGTTCTTATAAAACTCCTCAACCATCTTAAGAAACTTTCCACCTTCGTGTCCTCTTATGGTATTATTCATACCTATAATAGTATTCCATACATCGTCCCCGCCTTTAGCTTTAGCGAACAATATGTTTTCTACTATCTTATCGATGGTTAATCCACCTTTCTTTCGGAGATAATCGTTCCTAAGTTTTCTGTCAGCTATTTCGATTCTATCGAGTCCAACTCTAGCTTTCATCTGTGTAGTTTTTAAACCAAAACCGAATCCACTAGATAACCCAGACACACCCGCTTGTAAGTGTAGTTGTAAATCTATCAAACTTTTTATTCGTGCTTCCAAGATTTGTAAGTCATCTTCTTTTAGTTTAGTCCTACCTACATTGTATTCCTCAGCTAACTTAATAATCTCTTGCCCATTTTTAGTTAAACCGGCTCTAAGACTTACATGACGCAATGCAATTCTTTTTAACTGAACAGCATCGTTTTTATATTGATTAACCAAGCCTTTAAGAAAGTTCCCATCAGCTCCCGTAGCATCAGCCATTTCATTGAGAACACCTTCGTCTAGCATCTCTTGAGTATACTTAGCCACTTGATTTGATCCTTGTAGTTTCTCAGCACCAGCATCTAGCATAGCCATAATTTCATCAGCGTATGCACCTGAAGGCATATCAAAATCATTTGCTACAGCTTTAGCTACACCATCGATAGCTTGTCTACCACCCGTTCTAATACTTTTAACAGCTACATCATCTATAGATTTCTTGATGACATCATCACTAAACTCAGGCATATCTGCGAAAGTCCTACCAAACTCTAAAGGACGCTGACGCTGTATCTTTATATTCCGCTGTTTAAGGAAGTCGTTGAATATCTTTTGTCTTTGATCGATGCCTAACTTAGCTTTCAAAGAAGCAAACATATCTTTAAACATTATCGCTACTTCTTGTGCTATTCTTTTTAGTGTACCTTGAGGAGCTAAATCTTTCTCGTCTAATTTCTTCAAGAAAGCATCAGTCATTTCTTCCGCAAAGTATTCGTCTACATCCTTAAATCTATAATTAGCGTCTGTATATATTCCCTTTTTAAAGTTTTCTAATACTTCATCTCCGGGTATTACTTGCACAGTTGCTGGATCAGCTTTCGTTATATCCCCTAAACTTTTGATATACTTCTCACGCTCTCTTTCAAACTGTTTAGTAATAGCTTCAACATCAGTTTTAGGGAGATAACGACTAAGGCTATGCCACAACTCGTGAACCATAGTTCTTTTAATCTCACCCTTATCTATAGTAGCTTGTCGTATTTGTAGCAGATTGTTACCAAAGTTATAACGACCAGCTGATGGTATCTTATTAGTAACAGACAGAGATACATCACCAAACATACGCTGTCCCATTACATCGATAAACTTCTCTACATCTGCAACATCTTCCGGATCAGCTCCTTTTATAGGGAACTTCTTCATTAACCTACTCTTTAAGTTACCAGCCCCTTTAGGAATAATATCCATCATGGCTTCTTCTTCGTAGGTCTTAAACGGTCCTGGTCTTCTATCTATAGCTTCGTCTATATCTGTTACAGTTTCACCTAGCTCATCTAGCTTTTGTTGTAGCTCTGGTTCAGCGACTCTCGCACGGAACTCAGGCAACTCAGCGAATGATTCTCCTTTAGTCTGGTCTTGCCATTTAAACATAGCAGAAGTGATAGCGTCTTCTCTAGTAGCACCTTTACTTACTTCT